TCCCACATTAGGTAGGTCTCTGTCAGCAAAGGTAGGATCAGATGTCCACATCACCTTCTCAGGAGCTACATCCACATCTACATCCATGATAATAAGGTCGTTAATCTTTAAGGGGTAGCGGTCAGCATCAGATAGCCTAGGATTAAGCATGAACTGCAAAGCATACCCTGTCCTGCCGTACGACATCTTCCGCTCTTCTAGGTCTATATCAGAGAAGCGTAAGGGTTCTGTAGTTGTACCTTCTGTCTCTTCTGATGTGTTATCGCCTATAAAGGGTGCTAGATCGTCTCCGTAGTGTGAGGCAAGGGTAGACAGCTGTGGATACTCAGAAGGCCATATACGGGCGTTGTAGCCCCTGTCTCGCAGTTTGTTATAGATAGAGTCTTCGCACTGAGGAGTACCAAGGAAGAGGATGCGGGATGAGTCCAGTGGTTTAACAATAGCTTCAAACTCCTTTACTTGCTCATCCAGCTTGTCTCTCATACCTTGTGTAGCGGAGTTGTTGGGTACTTCTATGTCGTCTGCTACAATGATGTCAGCACGAGACCCGGTAAGCTGTGACGATATACCCAGTGATTTAACAGAAGGAGCGTGAGCGGCAGGAGCAGGGCCTACATCAAAAGCTATCTTACTGAATCGTTGGTTATCTGTTGGTATGAGTCCTTGAAGAATAGGTATGTCGTGTATGATCTTCAAGGTAAAGGTGGAGAAGTCATCTGCTCTGTTCTTACTGGCAGACACTACAAGGATGTTTAAAGTGGGGTCTAACAGTAACTGATGTACTACATAGGCACTACATATCCACGACTTACCTACTCCTCTAAACGCCATGATAACAGACCTCTTAGGGCCGTGCTGCATATAGTCAGCGAGGTCATACTGCAAAGGAGTAGGATCAGGCAGGTTAAGATGCTTCCATATAATGTACAGGAAGTTCTTAAAGTTCTTTAGCTGTGGTGGTATCTCTACAGGTGTTGGTGCTTTCTTAGTCTTCATATAAAATAAAAGAGTCGCCTCCGGTTTAATTCAGAAGCGACTCCTTATTGGTGTATGTAATCTGAAACAAAGAGTAGGTGTTACTTGCCGATTTGCCGTTGAACCTCTGGGTCTTCCAAGAAAGGTAGAGCTTCGATTTTCAAATCATTTAGAGGAGTTCCTTCTTCGGACATGCACTCAACACGATTATCCTTAAGAAACTTAATCACACAATTAATCAATGCAGGGTTGTACTCCTCGGTGGCCTTCATGAACTTAACAGCATCTGATAACAGATCAGCCGTCTGTCCATGCATCTTACCTAGTTCTTTGAATGACTTCATACGTTGTTGTTGTTATTTATCTCTCAGTAGCTGGTCGTGGTCACCGAATCCGTTCATATTGTTCAAGATTCTAGTGATCCATGAATGTAAAAGAGCTGAGGTGCTGACACCCAAATCTGATGCGATGCCAGCGACCTCCCTCTTTTGCGAGCTAGTGAGACGAAAATTAATAGGAACTAATGTATCCTTTTTCTTTTTCGCACTCATTGTTAGCTATTTATTAATGTTTAAGTCTTACGCCATTGCAGATGTAAAATCAGCCAATGAACCAAGATTGTTACCGTCTCCAAGAACAACGTCGTTAGCTTTAACGTCGATCAAGGAAGCACTTCCGTCGTCTCCACTGATGTCAGTAGAAGTAGCACCAGCTGAGGTTTTGTAGAAAGCAAACTTGTCTTCACCTTCGTCGTATACAACAGCGATGTTTCCGTCGTCGGAAGAACCACGCTCAATGATAAAACCAGCGTCGTTACCGTTGTTAGCACTTGAACCAGCTCCGTCATTGAGAAGCATGATAGCATCTTTAACTTGGGAGTTTGTTGTTTCAAGGGATGTTGTTGTACCTTGAACAGTTAAGTTACCGCTAAGTACAAGGTTTGTTCCGCTTACGTCTCCTGTGAAGGAAGCACCAGCAAGATTAGCTTTAGCAGCGTCAAGAGCCGATTCAGCAGCACGAGCAGTCGAAGCTTCAGCGTCAATGTTAGACTGAAGAGTTGTGTCAGCAGAAGACCTAGCAGTAGCTTCACCACTAACAGCAGCGATACGAGCAGTTTCTTCAGCGTCGATATTGGACTGTAAAGTCGTATCAGCGGAAGCACGTGAGCTAGCCTCGTCATTGATGTTTGTTTGAAGCGTGGAGTCAGCGGATTGACGGGCAGTCTCTTCAGCATCAATGTTGCTTTGGAGAGTCGTGTCAGCACTGGATCTTGTGGAAGCTTCACTGTCGATGTTCGACTGAAGGGTAGTGTCGGCAGATGCACGAGTACTTGCTTCAGAAGAGATAGCGTCAGCGTTAGTTTTGATCTGTCCGTCAAGAGCTTCGTCAGCTCCAACCAAAGTACTTACAGAAGTAATGTAGTTAGTAGAAGCATTAGCTGAGTACGAACCACCAACACCTAGACCAGCACCACTTTGAGTAGCGTCAAGTTCGGATTGGATGGCGGAGTCAGCGGATGTTCTGCTACTTGCTTCTGAGTCGATGTTACCTTGTAAGGTAGTATCAGCAGACGCACGGCTAGAAGCTTCGCTGTCGATGTTAGATTGCAATGTAGTATCAGCACTTGCACGGGTCGAGGCTTCCGAATTGATGTTAGTTTGTAACGTCGCTTCAGCAGCTTCCGCACGTGTTTTTTCAACGGCAATAGCACTCTTGGTCGATTGACCAATTTGATAGAATATAGATGATGTATCTGGCATATTATTAGTATTTAGTTAGTTAGTGATTATAATAAATCTTCCATAGGAGCAGTCCACTCTTCACCGTCTAAAACCTCAAGGATTTGAGCGTGGCTGTAAGTGTCTTTACCTAATAGAAAAGGTGGCATAGCTCCTTCATATTTAACAAATGTCTTATCTCCTGCAACATTATACCGAAGGGTAGCTGCTGAGGTTTCAAGAACGTTATTAAAGTCTACAGAAGGAACTTCCGAAGCGTCAATGATTACGTAGTTTCTCATAGTATTAGTATAGGTTAGCTAGGAACTTCTGAGGAGAATGTAGGACCGTTAGTAAGAGTTCCGTCGTTTCCTCCGCTACCTTGATCAGTGATTGTAGTGCCTGTACCGTTGTCATTGTCACCCATTCTCCAGTATCCATTAGGTCCAGCACCACTGTTTCCTATAGCAGATAAATCCGTAGGTGAACCTCCGCTATACAAACCAGATAACTCAGATGAAGACAAAGGAGTGTGCCAAATAGCTACCTCATCGATTAAACCAGCGTGTTCCTGTTGTGAACCCGCATTTACCTTAGCTATTTTTAAATTACTATAAGGTCTTTTTGCTTTGGTAGCGGCGGCGTAATTTTGCTCTGCGTTTTTTGAGTTACTACCGCCATTTAAATAAAGTTCGTAATCAGTACCTGACCAATGAACTACTAAGTGATGCCAAGCAGTATTACTCAGACTGGTTGAACTACTTGAATGATAATAACCCCAGTCTCCATCAAAGTAACCGTAAGTATCATTGCTACTGCCACCCCAAGTATTACCGATATATATAGTGGCGTAACCTGCATACGGTGAAATACCAGTAACTCCAAGTAATGTACGAGCTGAGGAACTTTTAGATGTTGTTGTTGTAGGTTTAAACCAAATACTTATAGTTCCTACATCTCCGCTAGAATTAATAGCAACATAATCATTAGCACCGTCAAAAGCTACGCTATAGGCGTTAGATAAAGAAGCAGGTGCATTGTCCGAAACAAGCTCTGTCCAAGCAGAACCGTCCCAAACGATAATCTTATTAGTGTCCGTCTCAAAGTATGCTTTACCAGCAGCTGGCGAAGCGGGACGGGTGGATGATGTAATTAAGTCTAATTTAGCCATGTCTTATAGTTCCTCCTCCATTGGTGCTGTCCAAGCTTCTCCTTCTAATACAGTAAGCATAGCTGAGTGACTCAGTGTGTCTTTACCGTATAAGCAACGAGGTTTAGCTCCTTCGTATTTAACAAAGGTTTCATCCCCTGCTACATTGTATCTTAGTGTATCTGCGGAAGTCTCAAGTACGTCGTCAAAGTTGACGGTAGAAACATCAGCAGCGTTTATTATAACATATTGTCTATCGCTCATAATTATTAGTAAGGGTTAGGAAGGAACGTCTGAGGAGAAGGTAGGGCCGTTAGTGAGTGTGGCGTCATTGCCTCCGCTACCTTGGTCTGTTATAGTAGTCCCGGTTCCTCCGTCATTATCTCCCATTCGCCACCACAAAGCAGGAGAATATGAAGTTAAATCAATAGGACCATTACCACTATTATACATAGCTAATAAATCAGACTCAGATACTGCTGAAGTAAATATTCCTAACTCATCTACTTTACCATTATAATATTGTGCGATAGCTCCGTTTCTATTCCTCGCTGCCACAGTAAATCTTTGGGTTGCCATTTTTGAACCTGTCCCTGAACTATAAGTGCCAAAAGAATTTCCTACTTTAGTACCGTCCAAGTAAATGTCATAACCTGCATTACCTGAGTTGGTGGAACTACTAGAAGATTCCCAGCGTATTCCCAAGTGATGCCAATTATTAGCCGAGATACTTAAACCACTACCTGCGTAACTCCATAAGTGATTAATATTAACAACCGTGATTACTTCATCTGCGACAGGACCAAAGAAATCTCCACCTAAAGTAATACCTATATCCGAACTCCCGAATCCTAATAAGAAAGATTTAGGACCGCTACCGTAAGCAACATCGGGTCTAAACCATACAGATAAACCTTCTACGGTTAGTGCTGAAGGACTTGACCCAGCATCTACATAATCATTACTGCCGTCAAAGTCTACGCTGTAGTCGTTAATAAAACCGCTAGTATATTCATTAGCAAAAGTCTTCCAAGCTCCACTATCGTATACAACAATAGAACCAGCGTCGGTGCTTCCTGCTTTCTTTAAATACATCTCACCATTCTTAGCGAGACCGTTAGTTACCAGCGAAGATTGCTCGCTGTCGTCAATTAATGTAATATCACTCATTCTTAGCTGTTGTTAAAGATTTGCCAGTTAGTTCCGTCAAACACATACAAGTCATAAGTATCACTAGCGTACATGATTGTACCTGTGTCGTCGCTAGTTCTAGCCGCTATGTTTGTAGAAGTGTCCACCGAAGGAGCAACAGTGTCTTCAGGGAATCCAAGTATAGACTTAAGAAAGTCTGTAACTGCATCCGTTTTATCGACCTTGTCATCCAACTTCGTCTTAACTGTCTGTCCGATTTGTTGAAGTATATTTGCCATAGTTGTTGTTAATATGTTTTATGTTAGTGATTAAATTAAGTCAAAGCTTATTGTGCGTGAACCCACCCTGACTCAGTAAAAACGTAGAGCTTAGAGGTATCAGTAGCAAAAGCCATCGTCCCCAAAGTGTCTTCAGTTCTAGCAGTTATGTTACTCTCAGTGTCCAATATAGCTTGGCTAGTTGAAGTAAGAGATATTAATAAGTTTCTTACGCTTTGTCCCATTTGATACCATACACTCATTGTTCTGTTTCATTTGTTAAGGTTAAATCCGACTCTTGTTAGAGCATCACGGATCACCTGTCAAGCCTTCAAGGAACTCGTCATGATCTCCTACTTCTTCTTCACGAGCGTCTAGGAAGTAAGGCAAAGCATTCCAAGGAGTAACACCGTCACCTATCTT